AAGACTGTTTCATTTACCCAAAGATTAGTTGCGGAATCATAAACAAGCGATTGCCCATCGGTTAGACCATTGAACTTTACATTGTGAAGTTCATCTAGTTCATATCCATTCTGAATATTGACGAATAAAACACCATTGTTTTGGTTAGCTCTAACGCAGTAGCCAATAAATACTGAGTTGTTTGGCGGGATTGGCTTTGTCGAAGTTAGGCCACCAGGAACTGTTGGGGAAAGCCAGACCGCCGCACCTTCGGTTAGTCCGTTAGTGTTTATGTTTCTAACAAGTCCAAAGCTAGCTGCAAACCCCTTGCTTCCACCGCTAATTGTTTCTGCCATAACTGCGATAGTTTTTGAGCTAGTAATCTCTGAGTTCGCCTGAGCGTAGGAGACAAGTTTATTATTGCCATCTGATCCTGTTACATATATTGCTTTGCCTTTAGTGCGCTCAGTTCCATCCGAAGATTTTGCCAAGATAAATAGCTCTTGCCCGACATTCTGATTTACAGTCGGGGTCATGCCTAGCTCTAGGGTTTTATCGGCATCATTCCAGCCAATGCGACCTACTTGGATCGAGGGAACAGAATTTACATTGAATTGGATATAGGCAGGTTCGGCGATTGCGGTAGCGCCAATGATATTATCTATTAGAGTTGCTTGATTTTGATTTACAGTCGCGCTAAAAGTTCCACTAGTCGTAATAGTTGCGGTGTTTGGCGCCGTAACTTCGACAATGCTAGTGCCGCTAGTAACTCTTATTACACTCACCGAGTGACCTCGGGATCTACATTGAAGTTACCCTCGAGTAATCGAGTTACATAGCCTCCCGAGGTTACTAGCTCTAAATCATAAACATACTGACCGGATGGAACTCCCGCGGTTGTAGTTGCGCTCGCTTCGATAAGAATCGAGCCGGCTGTTCCTCCGAGAGTAATTCCCGTTCCGCTAGTAAGGCTAATTACCGCAGTGTGCGCATCGTAGCTCTCTCTTACCTGCATCCTTGCGGAGTAGCCGGTTAGATTTACCGCAGTTCCATTTAGTAGCCAAGTAAGGTTGTAATCAAAAGATGCACCTTGCCAGCAATTTAGGTTTAGAGTCGCGGGTGATTGCATTATCCCTCCGGATAGATTGACTGCGGATCTTCGGGATTTAGTTGCGCTAATCCCTGTAGCTGAACACTCGGAATACCAGTATGCGCTATCGGAGGTAATCCCATAGCCGCTAAAGTTTCAGCGGGATCGAAGCCGGCAACAATAAGTCTCTGCGCCATTAGGACTCTTTTATCGGTAGCAGATAGATCGGCGGCATCGATATTCACATTCGCTAGGGGAACTCTTAGAACATCGCCTCCCTCGATCTTAGAAAGACCTTCGGCTACTCGCGCATCATTGGAAGTCAAAACTCCGGCCTGGATGCCCTGCGAGTAAGCGGCGAATCGAGACTGGGCATCTCCTCTTAGAAGGCTGTTCATATTGAACTCGATAAAAGCGCCTTGCCCATTTGGATAAACCTGTAGCAAAGTCGAAAGAGTATTCTCGATAATCGCCACATAGGGCCTGAGCGTATGTGTAACAAACTCTATTTGTGTAGCTTCAACCGATGAATAAGTATTAGTTCCAGGCAGGTTCATCATATGGCTAGGGATGTTCCAGATTCGGCATAGATCTTCGATGAACATTCTTCGAGAATCTAGTAGCTGAGTCTTTTCTGGATCTACTCCGATATCTTTGATATCTAATCCGGAGTGCAGAACTAAAGTCTTATGCGCTTTTCTCCAACCGCCATGCCTAGCATCTACCGATTTAGCAAGGGTCTTAGCCTGATCCTCGGTAAGAGACTGCGGAGTTACTAAAGCATAATTACCGGAAGTTCCCTGACCAAAGAATCTTTGAGCGTAAGCATCGAGAGCTAGCCCTAGACCTAAAGCATCTTTCATTTCTTCGACTCGAGATACGCCGCGGATTTGCCCTGGCCTCATTACCGATTCAACAATGTGGAGAATCTGATCCGAGGTATAAACCTTGTTATCTTCCTCATAGCGGAAAACTACTCGGCCATTTCTACCGCGCTTTACTTCCATTTTTGTAGGGTTTAGGACTACTAGATTTATCGGTAATCCCTCTTCATCGCGGAAGATTCGGATAAAAGCGTTTCCATCCAGCATAAGACTCGAGATAATCGAGCTAATAAAGGGAGTTCTATCCACAAAAGAGATATCTGGTCTATTTACCCAGTCTGGCTTAGGCCTCATTAGTAGCTTCTGACCATCTCGCCTAATCCAAGCATCCATTGGAAGAGTCGAGATAGTTCCAGCGATTAGAGAGATCGCGGCTGATACTCCGGAGAGCTTATAAACATTTTCTTCATTTATAAAAGTGCCGGAGTTATTCTGTAGCTCGAAGTCAAGTCCTGCTCCCCAAAGGGTATTAGGGGTAACTGCTCTCTTCTCGAAAAGATTATTTAGCATTTCGCCTCTCTAGCGCTAAACCGAATAGGACAGCGAATACCCCTAGAGTCATAATCCCGATAGGTAGATAAATTAGGCCTACACCTAAACTAATTAGCGCCGCTCCCGCAATTTGAAGCCCTATTACTAATTTAGAAAACATAGACACCTGGGGTAAGTTGTTCGGGTTCTATTCTACTTGTAGTCGCTCTATCGAAGGCGATTACGGCAGATACAGCCGCATCTATCCTCCTCGAGGATGCTCTATTCTCTTTCACTATTCTTACTCCTAGATTGTCGGTTTTTACTACAGCATTAGAAAGATGCCTGGCTAGTAAGGGATCTCCATCTTGTATTACCCTGCCCTCGACTACAGCATCAAAGAATTTCGCACACGCCGGCACCATGCGCCTCGCATTAGTGGAAGGATACTCCACTATTGGGTAGCCCTCCTCGGCTAGAACCTGCATTGAGCGTTGCCAGCGGTAGGGGTCGCAGACTATCTCTTTTACATTAGGATTCGCTGCGACAAACTCCCTAATCTTGTTTTCGACATCGAGGATATCTACACGCCAAGTATCATCGTGGATATTCGGGTCTTTCTCCCAGGCTTTTATCATAAAGATTTGCGGAGTCTCTTCGATAGTTACTCCTACTAGAACAGTCGAGTCACCCGAGAAAGAGCCATCAAATCCGATTATGTAGTCTTTATCTTTTAGATCTACCTCTCCGGCGCAAGCCTCCCAAGAGCCTGTAGGTAGCCAACTAATAGCACTAGATACCCATTGACCGCATCGCTTAGTTCTAAATTCCGGTTCTGGTGTTCTTCTAACTGCCGACTCAAAATCTTCGGCGGAACAGATATCGCCGTAGCCTGGGTTGGAAATCTCCCAGGTTTCCGGTAGTCGGTGGTCTGCTTCTATAGGTGCTTCCCAAGAGGCCATAAAGAAAGTTGGATCTTCAATCTCTCCTCTGGCGATTCTCTGCCCATACTGGTAGAGAGTAAATGCGATTGAGTCCTTGCCGGTGCTATCGGTGCGAACTCCTGGGGTAGTTATTGCTATAAGCGTTGCTAATCGACCTCTTGCTCCCATAGCTAGAGACATAACATCGAATAGCTCTCGATTAGGTTGCGCGTGAAGCTCGTCAAAAATTACCGCCGAAGGGTTTAGACCTTCCTTCGAATATGCCTCCGCCGATAGAACTCGATAGACGGATCCAGTAGAGGGAACTTCAATAGCATCTCTATAAAGTCTGGTCATAGAGCTAAGCTCTGGCGATGCTTCGACCATACGCTTTGCATCCGAGAAAACAATTCGAGCCTGTTCCTTTTCTGCGGCCACCGAATAAACCTCATTACCGCCGCTTCCTCCTCCGAGGATAAGAGAGTAAAGTCCAAAAATAGAGCCAAGAGCGGACTTGCCATTTTTGCGCGGCATGAGAACTAGTGAGATGGCGTGTCTATATCCATTTTCATCCCCTGCGAAGATGTTTCTAATTAGCTCTTTCTGCCAGTCTCGCAGTATTAGCGGCTCTCCGGCTCGACCGGCTATCGAATCTTTAGTAATAATCCCGAAGGCTTCGGCAAAGTCAATTACTAGCTCACCCTCGCCAGACTCAATTAGATTCGGCGGAACTGGGGTTAGCCATTGTGGAGGCCACACGCTTTGCCTTTCTTGCTTGCAACTCTTCTAATTTACTCATAGCTTTTACTTCGGCTACTCCTAGCTTGCTTCGATCCGCAGGAGTAAAGCCTAAAAGACTTAGATTAGAGATTATTAGTCGATCTAGTTCCCTAAGCCCGCGGCGTAGTCTTGCGTCATCGGTGCTCATAACCTTTACTCTAAGATTCCAACGCTCATCGACTAACTCGCAGGTCATAAGTAGGAGTTCATAGTCGGTATTAGCTGAGATCCAACTAAGGCCGTAAGCCCAGACTCGATCCCATAGTTCTTGCCCATACTTTAGAAGCGGTCTAGTTGGCTCTGGGATTTCATTTGATTTTGGCAGAACCTGAATCGCATCGGCTTTTGGGAGCGCCCGCTTACCAGGGTTTCCTAATAAGCGCTTTTGCTCTATCGGTTTAGATGGCCTTCCCGCTGGCATTATTTCTCACTTAGAGCGGTTGGCTGGAATTGCACCGGCACTTCGGTAAGGGAATTACCGCGGCTTACTTCTAAGCCCTCAACCGCATTTGGATAAGGCAGGGCTAGCTTAGCTAACCTTCTGCGGAATTGCTTATCTAGTGGGTAGATGTATCTAAATTTTCCTGGGGATACTCGAGTAGGAGCTATCGAGCGCTCTTTATGGTGATAAGCGCCTCGAGTATGAACCCATCTTCCGCCAATGAAATACTCGGTTACTGGATTAGAGCTACCTGTAAAGATCCAGTTTCCGGCCTGATAGATTCCTCCCTTATGGCCTTCCTTCGGATCTGCAAAAGAAATAACACATCGCAGACCAGGATTTGTCTCTTTTAGTATTTTGAAAGATTCGGCTAATAGCTGGCTTACTGGGGTTTTGTGCTTATCTAAGGCAACTCTAGTTAGTTCGCATAATTCGGTTTGGTCTAGCTGTAGTGCTGTTCCGAGGTGCGGAGAAGCTCCGCGGCTAAAGATAATAACTCCGATAAATTTGCTCTCCTCGAATACGCCGATCTTGACTAACTTTCCAGTCGGCAGGATTCTCGAGTAATGCCAATTCTTTACCGCAAATTCCGCAGCTTGAGCATTTACTAGCTTTAGCTCAAACAATCTCAAAACCCTTAGCAGTCTGCCTAAACTCGCATCCGCATTGTGGGCAACTTATGCTATTGCGCTGATCGAGTCTCGGAGCATCGGCTTCTGTAAATATGTCATCCGGCATCTCTAGATTCTTTATCTCAAATCCCAATTCGGCTAGTGGGATAGAAGTTAGCTTTAGCTCCTGTAGCTGAGCATTTAGAACCTCGGTCTCCCAAGAGGCTAATTCTGCGGTGCGGTTATCTGCTAGGGCATAAGCCTTTATGCGGTCGCTATCCCAATCCTCGGGAACTCGAACAATATTTATCTCTTTCCATCCGAGGCGCTTAGCCGCTTCGATCGTGCCGTTACCGGCAACTACTACGCCATCGGCGGTTACTACTATCGGCTTTCTTTGCCCGAACTCTCTTAGGCTAGCCTCGATAGCTCTTAGATTCTTTTCATCGTGGGATCTAGCATTAGCCGGATCTGGGGTTAGATTCCCTATAGCGATACGCTCGATTTTCATACTCTACCTTTCCATTTTTAGCCTACATCAAAATCAGATAATTTCGCGGATGCCTACACAGACTA